CCTGTAAGTGTTTGTTCAGGAATATAAGCTGCATCATTAAATTTAAATCGCCCTGCACCTTTTGCTGTAAAAGCTAATCCAACATTTGTATCGCCACCTGATACTGCTAATCCAACATCATTACCTGTTGCTGCGTTTGTTATCTCTAACTCATTTACTGCACTTGTCGTTTCTTGAAAAATTATTTGTTCATTTCCATTTGAATCAGCAATAAAGCCAGCATCAGCAATTCTTGGTTTTGTCAATGTTACAGCACTTACAGTGCCACCTGCAATTGTAGCTGAGTTGGCAATACTACCTGTAGTCGTAGCTCCATTAATAGTTGGAGTTGTTAGTGTTTTGTTTGTAAGTGTGTCCGTTGAAGATGTATTAATTATACCTGTGTCAACAATATTTGTGCCGTCTGCAAATAGCACTCTAACTGATTTATCAGCAGCAACAAAAGTATATCCTGTACCACTAGCTGTTTTAAATTGCACTGTAAAAGAACCAGTAGTTCCATTTGAAACAATATAAAATTTTTCAATACTATCAGGAACAGTGACAATTCTATTACCTGTAATTGTTCCCGTTAGTTTTACAACCATATTTCGTGCATTAGAAGCTGCACCATCAGACATAGTTAATGCAGTTGTTCCTGCACCGCCAGCAATTGATACCTCTTCATATCCACCGACGGCTTGTTCTACTAATTGCAAATTTGTATTTGTCTTATCACCCCAAGTACCGGCGTTCTCACCAGTCGCTTGTAATTCTAGTTTTAAACTTGTTGAATATGTTGATGCCATACTATTCCTTTATATTAGTTCACATTATAAATCATTTATGCAGCTCTATCAACCTCTGTCCATACAACAGATGTGCCTACATCAACTTCTGCCCAATTTATTAAATTTATAGATCCAAGTGAAGCTGTTAAATCAAATCCGGTAATAGCCATCTCAACATCTGCAAAAGTAGTAACAGAACCCATTGCTGTTGTTAAAGCAACTCCACTTGGTGACTCAATACTGTCATTAAAAAAGTTAATTGAGCCAAAACCAAGAGTTGAACTTAATCCACTTGGTTGAGTTACAAAATCTGTAAATCCTACTGCTGTTCCTAAAGATGACGTGAGAGCGATACCAGTAGCTTCACCCACTGTTGTCTGAGTAAACCCACCAAGATTTAATGTTAGTGAAAAACCTGTTAAAGATACAATTTGGTCGCCTTGTTGACCCCAAAGACCTTCACCCCAGGTTAGTTGTCCCCATCCGTTGGACATGCTAAACCTACGTAACTCTTAAAATAGCTGCACTTGCAGTAAAAGCAGGAAACTGAATTGTAAAAGTTCCTGATGTTGCTGTTTTATCACCACCAAAATCTAAGACACAAACAGCAGGATCGCCTGATGCTGTGTCATTATAAATTAAAGCTCCACGCGCTGTTAAAGTAACACCGGTAAAAGAACGATCCGCAAAATCAACAATTGCTGTGTTAGTTGATAATGATGTGCCACCATTAACTAAAGCCCCTCCACCACTAGTATACTGTCCTGAATTTGATACCTGTGCATCAGTAGTAAAACTAGTTGTAGATTTACCTAGAACAGCACTATTAGTATAAAGAGAAAGCTTAAAAGAGTTTCCTCCAGTTTGTTTAAAATTATGTGTCCCTTCAAAAAGTTCTTTTTTAAAAGAGTTACATATTACACTAGTTGTTATTGCCATAATTACTCCATAAATTTAAGGTGAGGGTGACTGAATTGGAATCCTTGGAACACCTTCTTCATACTGCCCTCGTCTTCTTTGTCCCATTTGTTGTAACGCAAATGCTTGAACTTCTTCATTATACTTTGCTTTATTAAGGTTGTATAGGTCTTGGGGTCCTTTAAGATAACTAAAACACTCTTCAAGAACGCCATACAATAAAACATTTTCATAATAAGTTGATAGATAAGTAGAGTTAGACGAGGTGAAATGAGGAGGATCTATGATATAATTTATCTGTATCGTAAAAGCTGCATTAGGTATGGGTGCTATAGCAATATTTTGATCATCCCAATTTGCATAATATTTAGGCACACCTGTTGCATCTCCTGCATTATATTCAGATATAAAACTTGTATCTCTTTTTTCTAAAAAATCTCTTACACCAGAATTTGTTATTTGGACAGATCGTAAATAGATTAAATCAGAAGGCATACTCAAGTACCTTTGCGAAACAATTGTAGATGTTGTTGCATATTTTCTTAAATCATCATAATCAACTTTACCAGCAATATCTAATTCTGTATTTCTAATAAATTGATCTATCAGAGTGTCTGACAATACATTACTATCAACCTCTGTATAATTTCTTACTTGTGTTAAAAAATTTGCGTGTGTTATTGCCATTAATTTATCCTGATATATTTATAGAACCGCCCATATTGGCGTGATTTGAACAATAATAATATAAAGTGCTTGGTGCATCTGACGCCACAGTAATTTCAGTGTAATCTGATGTTGTAGTTACACCTGTTGTATATTCTGACCCAGCATTGTGAGTCCCTCCACTAGTAGTGCTTAATCTTAAGGGGTGTCCTGAATTAGAAGAGTCGCTTTGATCAAATCTGTAAGTGTTTCCCCTAACAAAATTAGGTGTTGCCTGCCTCACTCCATCAAGAAAGTATCTATTACCATCATCTGTACTTACAACAGTAACAGCTAAAATTGTAACAGCAAGAGCATCAACAGTAATATTACCAACAACAGCAGTTAATTCTCTTTTTCTATTTTCAGCAGCCCCATCATCAGGCACCATACTACCATATTGAGGATCAGCATCTGTGCTGGTTTGTGAGATTGATCCGTCTGTACGAAAGGCAAAATCACCAGGAAGTGTTAAGTTAACAACTGCTTGACCACCACCACCTGAATCAGTTACTGTTTGATCTAACGTAGAATCATTTATAAAAGGTTGTTTAGGTTGTTGAAACTTTTGACTTCTCGCATTTGCAAGCGCAATAGCATCAGCTGTTATATGTTTTCTTCTTATTTGTGGTTGTTTACCCTCGTATTCAGATTTGTGTACAAAAGAACCATTCCATTCTTTAACCATTTCATTGTAAGGAAACGCCATGCCTGAACGATCAGAGATAGCTTTTGCATATTTACCACGCGCGTAAGGCATTTAAAAAACTCCTGTAAATTTTGTTCCTCGTATGGAAGCTTTGCCACCATTTGAAAATTTTTTATTTTTTAAATCTTCTTTAAGTCCACCATCTTTAGCCATACCTAATTTTTGATATATATTTTCTGCAGTAAAACCTGTCCCTCCATCTTGGGAATATTGTGGTGCAAATCTATATTTATGTCTTGTTTGTAATCTAGATAAAGATGCCGCTAATTTATCATACTCCGCATCACCTGCCCTTTGAGGACGTGTAGTTGTTTCAGTTATTTTTTTTGTTCCTTGCTGAACATATCTTACTCCACTTGGACTAATATAATCTGCACTTCTTGCCCCTATTCCACCACCACTGGCAGGTCTAAATTTTGAGCCTTTTGGTAATTCTGTTGTAGTTCTAGCCACACCAGGTCTACTTCCTGCTAAACCTTGTACACCAGAACGTCCTTCGTAATAACTGTACAGAGGTACTGTTTTTTGCCTAGACTCAGTCAGTGTTAAGCCAGACAAATCTTTTTCTGCTTGTGCAATTTCTTTTGATAAATCTCGATAATATCCTGTAGTTCTAGCAGGCCCTTGTGTGCTGGGATCAACATATCTGTATGTGGGAACAAATGTTTTAGATTTCAAACCCTCTCTTACTTGTTGAAATTGAGCATCAGTAGGTTTAGAATACTGTTGTTCAATAGATTTGTAATAAGCTTGACGCATTTGATCAGGCATATTCAAACTTGCTTTATATTGAATATTTGCTCTTTTATCAAATGTTTGTTGTTCAGGTGCTGTAAGTCTACCTCTGTAACTAGAAACTGTTTTATACAGGTCAGGTCGTGTTTGTTGTAATGCAGACATATAGCCTCCAGCTTGTTTTCTAATTATTCTCATACCTTTCATATCTAAACTCCTCTTGGGTAATAAGTTTGTGGTGTAATATACACAGATGTTCTTTGACCATCTTCATTCAAAGCTCTTGATAACTCATCCTCATATATAAGTTTATTTTGTTGTGTCATCTGAGGGTTTACCTTCATACTAATATAATACGCTAATCCTGCAACCATACAAGGTATGAACCTAAAAACAACATCAGCTGTGTTGGTATATGCACCAGCATCTTCAATTCTTTTTAAATAATAATATTTAAGATGTGTAAATGTTGAAGCATCAGGAGTTTGATATAAAGTTATTGTTGGTGTAGTTAATCTATCAACATAGTATTGAGATGGTTGACCTTTTGAACCTTTGTTAGGTAAGGCTGCATATTCACTACGACTTATCTTAGTTAAAGAGACATCATTAGTTGTAGTCGTTTGACCAGAAGTTGTACTAACATAAGCCTCAAGAATATCATTAGCATTACTCGGTGCCGTGTAAGTCGCTGTCCCGTTTGTTAAAGCTTGTTCGTTCAATTCTACTTTCCACAGATGTACGCCTCGGTTTCCCCATTCGCTGAAAAGTATATTTAAACTTCTTCTTGCAGATTTTAAATCGTACCCACTGTTTGTGCGTCCTCCACATCGTTCATATGCTTCTTGAATGATATCATCAATATTGAGATCAAATGTAGTTGTTGTTGAAGTTGCCATAACACATCTCTAATAAATAGGTGTTTTCTTTTTAAAACCACCTTTTGCTAATTTAACACCTAAAGGTCCACCTTTCTTTCTTCTGTAAGGTGCAGCAATATTCTCAAGCACAGGTGGCGTTCTTGTTGGACTTAAAGCATCAAAAAACCCAGTAAAAAAATCAGCAACTTGACCTCTGCTTCTACGTTTTCTTTGTCTTTCTATTTGTCCTGGAGATAATTTAGTCGTTCTTTTCATAATTGAGCTAGTGTCACCAGCACCTGTAGTTCTAGGTTGAGTGCCTGGTTTAGTATTTCTTGCATCTCCTCGTCTTGTCAATTCTGCACTTAATTTTTCTTCTTCTTTAGGAAGAAAGGGTCTTAGCTTTACTTTAGGAGCTCCTGATTTAGGTTCTGATGTAATTTCTTTAGATGTGTATGGTTTTGGTTTTGGTACAATAGCTGAAACTTTTTTATTTTTTTCTTTTATTTCTTCTTTTTTATTTTTAGGTTTTTTTCTACCCATACCAGCTATACTTTTGTAATCAATAAAAGGCACAAGAACATTACCGCCATTTCTAAACATCTTACCTTTTTTTGCTTTTTTGGCTTTCATCTTTGCGCCAGCTATTTTGTCAGCGTGTGTAGGATTTGGATTATTATCAATACCTGCTTTTACAGACAACATACCAAAAGAACTTTTTTTATCTGTTTTTTTCATAGTCATAGTATATCGTTATAATAGGTCTGAATCAACATCCCCTTAGAAGCAAAGGTTTTCACATTAGTAGGTTTACCACCTACACCTTGTGCTTTTGATCTTTTTCTTTTTACCGCGCTTCTTCTTTGCGATTCTGTCATTCTAGCAGCTTTTGCCGCAGGCACACATTTTGGGTATTTTCTTTTTGAGCTTTTGGCACTTTTACGACCACACTCTTTATAGCCTCCACCTTTTTTAGGTGAACCAATATCAACCCATTTTTCGGAGAACCACTTTTTTAAACCCATTACAATAAATCTTCATAATACTTTAAAGACCCTTTAGCAGACACAGGCTGTCCATCAATCTCACCTACTAATTGTGAACCCATAAGATCGTGATTACCAACT